CCTTGACCTTCTCAAACTTCGGCTTGATGAGCTTCAGCTTGTAGGTTCCGTTGGTCGAGATGGAGGTGAGCGGGGGGCGGTCGTTATTTTCGGTGGTCATGTTGGTGGGAAATTAGGCGTCAAGGGCTCGGGCCTTGCTCATGTTCTTGTGGTAATAGGCGACAGCGTAGGCATCGCAGAATGCTTGCTTGTCCACGAAGTCCTTGAGGCAAACGTGGTAGGGCCAGGTCTCGTGCAGCTTGCCGTTCCTTTGGCATCCATCAAGGATGTCATCTCCGTCAGCCTGGTATGACCTCGGCGTGACTGCTCCATTGATTTTCTCATCGATGGTACAATCGCCACGGACAACCCACTGGCCATTCTCAAAGATGACTTCATCAAAAGAGGTAGTCGTGATGCGCTTTGCCTGAAAGCCCTTCATCACACCGGGCGATGCCAGGGCGATAAACCCGAGGTTGTCGCCGATGTCAGTCAGAGTCCTCGTTAGGGTCTCAGGAGGAAGGCTTAGGAACTGATTGATTTTCATATGCGTGTGTTAGGCAAAGGTGATGGCGGTGGAGGTGGACGGCCCCTTGATGTCGATGACCTGGACTTCGTCACCGTAGGCCGGCCACTCGCCGAGGGTCGTGCACTCGCGGTAGGCTTGCAGCGCCTTCTCAAAGTCGGAGCAGGCGTAGGACATCAGCTCAGGGCCAATCTCGACCCATGCCGTTGCGTAGGGCGGGGCCTTCTCGACGAAGAGGAAGCGAAAGCCAAGCACGCGGCGCTCGAAGGCGGTCTCGAAGCACAGGCGGTAGAAGTAGGCTTGCAGGTTGTAGCGGTAAGCCCGGATAGACTTGAGGATGCCAGCAGGGGACGCGTCCTCGGTGGTCTTTAGGTCGTATAGGTAGCCGTCGGTGCCCACACCGTCGATGGCGCACTTTAGTTGCACACCACAGTGATCGGTGGTGAACATGAACTCAGTCATCTCGAAGGTGACCTCCATACGCTCTAGGGCGTGCTTGGCGGCTGACGCGATGATGTGGCACTCGCAGGACTCCTCGGCGCTGACGACCGTCATACCGGGCTTGAGCGAGGCTTGGAATGCTTCGTAGGTGGCCTTGCCGTCCTTGGTGCGGCGGTCGCACTCGGGGGCCGTGACGAACTTCTCGTTAAGGAGTTCGGGCTGGAGCACGGCGCAGTGAATGAGCGAACCCATGCGCAGGGCCTTGGTCTCTTCGCGCTCCTGGTTGAGGTAGGCTTGGTAGTGGGCCGGGGACTTGAGCAGCTCTTTGGAGCCACTGTAGTTCAGCGCTTGAATGCCGTCATAGAGGACGCGGTGGGTGATGATGTCGGGTTGGACTCGCATGGATGTGGTGTGGTTTGGTTGGTGGAAATTACAGGGCGTCGTCGTCGGGGTTAGACTCCTCGACGCTGGCGGAGATACGGCGGACATCCTCAAGGGCTTTCTCGGCGGCGTTCTCCATGCCTTCGAGGGTATTGCGGAGGACGCGCAGCTGAACGACGAGGACGTGCACTCGGTCGTGCAGTGGCTTGACGGCGGCGGCCTCATCGGCGGTCTCGATGGAGTCGCTGAAGACCTGAAGCTCCGTGATCGCGGAACGGTTCAAGTCGGAAAGCGTGATGATGTCGGCGTCGTGTTGTTCATAACGTCCGGCGATATGCTGGACGGTGGCTAACGAGCCCGTGATGTTTTCCACAAGGCGTTTGATGGAGTCGCGGTTGGTCATCGGTTAAAGGTAAGTTCCTTTATCTCTCCGTTGGGGGCAAGGGTAAAGAAGCGGACTTGTGATCGTGCCAGGGACGGGTGCGTCTTACGCTTCCACAGGCCGAGGTCGGAGATAAAGTCAGCCTGCTTGCGGGCGGTCATCTCGACGTAGGGATAACCGTCAAGGAGCAGGAGCAGGGCGTATTGGTTTTGGACGGTCCGGGCGATGCGCTCGATGCCGGCGGGGACAGGGCTGCTCATTTAGCGCGGGGCTTCCATGCGTTCAGCGAGAACAGGTAATCCCAGCGCTGACGATCCGTGAGGAGGTGGAGGTCGGTCTTCATTTTTTCGTTGGGGGTCTGCTGCTTGAGCCCGGGGTGAGCCAGGGCCTTCGCGGCGGCCTTCGACCTAGCCATTGGCTTTGGTCAGGCGCTCCACCTCGGCCTTGAGGCGTTCCACCTCGGTCTCGAGCTGCTTGATGCGGGCGTCCTTAGCGGCCAGCAGGTTCTGGCCGTGCATGGCACCCATCGCGGCGGAGATGGGGTTGAAGGGGTTGAAGTCGGGCTGGCTCATTTGGTCAGCGGGCGGGGGGTGACGTGAGGCATGGTGGCCTGCTGAAAGGCAGGGGCAGGCTGGGAAGAGGCCGCAGAACGGAAACTAGAGGCCGCCACGGCACCGTCGTCGTCGAGGTCCACGGAGATACCGCAAGCCGTCTGGATGGACTGCCGGCGGATGTAGGTGATGGCCCCGCCAATCTTCTGGGCGTCGAGCCCCTCGGCCTTGACCATCAGGCGACCGAAGTCGAAGCGCTCACCCGAGGCGTGGAGGAAGGCGGTGTTGATGCCGACCTTACCTTCCTCGGAGATGAGCGTCTGGATCAGAGCCAGGTTATGGCTGAGGAGGACGGGCTTGATGGCGTCGAGCAGCGCGTCGAGGGAGACGTAGCGGTTCTTGAAGCCGGGGTTTACTTTGTTGGCTTTCACATTGTCGAGCTCTGCGAGAGCGGCGACGAGGTCAGCGGTGGGGGTTTGGGTTTTGGGCGTGGTGCTCATGGTGGGAATTATTTGGTGGGTTCAGACTTCGTGACTTCACCGGCCTTGATGGTGGCCTCGATGTCGTCGAGGGACATCCGCGTATAGCCAGGGACGAAGAGGTTGTAGTAGGTCACGCCATTGCGGACGGTGGGCGTCAGCAGTCGGGCGACCTTCTGGTCAGGTAATACAATGTATGACGAGTCAGCGATGATGCGGTATTCGCCAGAGTGTTTTGGGTCTTTCTTCATTGGGGGAGATTAGTTGATGACGCGGCGGGTGGCGGCGTCGTAGATCAGGAGGGCGTCGGCGTTCCAGAGGGTGACGTGCACGCCGGGAAAGAGCTCAGCAGCTCTAGCCTTCAAAGCGTTCTTAAACTCAGTCGTTGAGCGTTCACCCTTCTTGCCGACAGTGTGGGCCTTCTGCCAGATGGCGGGGCGGATGCGGTGAATCTTCCAGCCCATCGCAACAGCGGCGCCGTAGAGGACGCCCGTGTTCCACATTAGTTTGCCGATTGCGGAGCCGGGGATGTTCTTGCCGGCGAAGAGGGGCGGTTCCTCAAGGAAGAGTTCAGCGTCCTTGGCCTTGCAGCTGAGGTCGGCGAGGAGTTGGCAGACCTCGATGTCGGAGCCGGGCATCTTAGCGCACTCGACAGGATCACCGTCGACCGACCACACGATGCCACCGTTCACGCCAGGGTCGATTGCCACGATGATGGATGCCATGGGTAAGACCCTTGTCACTTGCCACGCTGGGACAAGCGGAAAAGGTTGGCGACGCGTAGGGCGTAGTCGTTCGGGGCGAAGTTCCAAGACTTGGCGCCTTCGTAGCCACGGTTCCAAGCCAGGGCTAGTTGCTCAGGGGTTGGGGTCGAGTAGCCGTCAGCCTTGAAGCGCTTGCGGAGGATACGGAGGTGGGCCGCCGCGATCATGTCCTGGGCGAGGGCGTTGCGCCACTGGGACCACTGGAAATGGAAGTGCTTCTCGGACTCGAGCAGGGCACAGGCGTCGGACCACGCGGCCTTGCCGACCTGATACATTCCCCGCTCACCGGCCTTGCCGATGGCCTTGCGGTTCTGGCCTGACTCGACCTGAGCGATGGCCTCAAGGAAGGTGGCGTCGGAGGCCGCAGCGGAGTTGAAGCCGAGGAGGAACAGGGCGACAATACTGAAGGGGCGGGTCATACGCGTCTCGGGACTTGGCTGCCCTCAAAGTTACAGCCGTCGAGCTCGAAAGAGTAGGCAATGCCAATCCATCCGCCGGCGGCGATGTAGACTTGAAGGGAAATCATCGTCGCACCTTCCTCGCTCAGGGCTTCATGGTAGTGCGTTAGTATCTTCTTCACGTTAGTCGAGGCAATGGCGGCCTTGGCTGACACTATGTCCCCGGTCATTATTCTCTCATTCACGAAAAACAGGTCTTCGATGAGGTGGCGCATGGCGTCAAGATGTCGGAAGTCAGTCATGGGGGTGGGCGTCGGGGGTGATGGCCGTGCCCTTGATGATGGCGTCATCCTGATCGCGGACCCGCTGCTTGAGGGCGGCGATGTCGGCGGCCTGTCGCTTGATGGTGCGACTCTGGAGGTCGAGCATATCCTCGAGGCGGTCGACGTAGGCCTTGAGGGCGTTGGCGCTGATGTGGAGCGTCCGGGCGTAGGACCAGGGGAAGAGCCACCAGAGAGGCGGCTTCGTGTTGGGTCGGATGGTAATCATGTCGGGAGAGTGGGCGAGAGGGTCGGGCATTAGCGGCTGATGTTGTACGGGCCGCGGCGCTTGAGGTTAGACCAAGCCGTGCCGGTCAGCTCAAGCCAAGTGCGGAGGGAGTGCAACGACACGCCCAGGGCGGCGGCGGCGTCGGCCTGAGACTTGCCGGCGGCGTTGAGCGCGGCGATCTGCGGGAGGATAGCCTGCAAGCGGTTCGCGGCGTAGTAGGCCATCGGGCGCTTGAGGGTGAGGGGACGGCCGGCGACGGTAAGCGTGTCGGTCCATTTGTGATTAGGGCTAGGCATGGTGTGGGGGAGATTAGAACTTCGGGTTGTCAATGATTTCCAAGATGCCCGGGAAGGCGGGGTCGAGGAAGGTGGCGAGGGCGAACGCGGCGAGCGTGGCCCAGAATAGGATGGCGAGGAGTTTGGTCATTGGTGGAAGACAAGCACCTTGCCCGACTCTTTTGCATTCGTCAAGCACCTTTCCGCAAATACCCTGTGACCCCATTAAAGGGGTCAGGGCAATTCGTGTCCCTCAG